GCCTTGAGCCCGCATCTGGTCGTCCCTACGCGCCTGCCCTGAGCGAACCCGATGAATGGGAGATAACGCAGGGTCACGACATGCTCGCCCAACACAAGGAAGCAACAACTGAGGCAGAGATGGAGAAGGCGCTCAAGTACGCAGAGCACGACAGCGGAGAGGAATAGGTAAAGATGATGATTGGATTTATAACCTCCAGAGGTTATAAACTGACTAATCAGTCTAAGATAACTAACACAAACTACGGAGTTGTGATAGAGTACATCCATGAGAGCAACGATGAGAGAAATCAAATCCGTGGTACAGCCTAGTTTGATACAAATGACGATATTATAAGATGGTTACTTACACCTCAAACGCGATAGGTGTGAGTTGGAAGAGGGCCCTGATCTGCACCTTAGGGTTTGGCTCGAGAGGTGAGAGGTTGTCATTGAGCATAGTCTCAAAAGTCTCACCGTTGGGCATGCTGACCCTAAACTTGAAGTTGGTGTCCAACCTGAACCTGACGGTCTGGGTAATATCGTCACCATCCAAGATGATGTAATCTGGTTGGTCAATGTTGTCGATGTTGGTAATGCTGGCCGTAAAGAGGGCACGCACTGCGTTAGGATTGTTTGAAAATATGATGCTGTTGTTGGGGTTGTCGATGCTGGCCAACTCAACGTAGACATAGTTGTGGAATGCTGTCTTACCACCTCCATGCACTTTCAGGACCATATTTGGTAGGATTAGCCTATTGAGACGAATCGAGTACGTCGGTATCTCTTGTTGCAGCGTGGCCCTGAATGGGAATGGATACATGTTGTCGTAACTGAACTGTAAAAGCTCAACTGTGGAATTGAGTGTGCTGGCCGTGAAGGCCGGCGAGATCGTAGCAGTTAAGGTCGCCCCATCATACGCGATAATTCGTCTCTGTTCCCCTTGAGGCGGTACGGGGTTATTGTCGTAGACCGTCTTGGGTGTCCTCACAAACCAACCATTGTAGAGATTATCAACAATGCTAGCACCTGCGCCGAAGACGACTTGAGTAGAGGTGGATCCCGCTGCGGCGAGCGAAACAAGGACTGGGGGTTGCTTTCTTATAGAGTAATTATGAGTGGGCAACCAACCGACAACGGGTGCTGTGGCTACTGTCAAAATACCTGTGCTGTTGTCAAAAGAGTCGATGGTTCTAAACTGATTCAGCGTCTCATTGTAGAGGAGAAAGCCTACATAGGCACTGGCATCATTGGCGCTCATGGGCACGAAGAAAAGAGGGTTTGAGGTGTCGGTGAGGTCAGTTGGGTCTGAGATGTTAAATGTGTCGCCTGCTAGGACCACTACGGCGTGGTCCAATGTCACTTGTCCTCGGTCATTACCAAGGTATTTATATGACATGACTTTCGCGTAATGGGTGGGGTCTGTGATGCTGCGCCATGTCGCTCCTCTATAGTAATTGGTTGCTTGTTGGAGTGCACCGCCCCCCGATGTGAATGTGATGATCTGATTTGAGGTTGCGTTGCCGAAGCCCACGTCGGTAATGGCTCCTTGGACTTTGTCGGCATTTAAAGCCGTTGCATCAAAGAAAGATGAGGTCCACGCTACTGAAGGGCTTGCCAGGGCCACGGGGTCGTCAGCGTTCATGGCTGATTTGCGACCAGATATAGATACAAGTACCTCAAATTCAGCTGGATTGGGCCATATGTTACGGTTACGGTATGTTGAGTAGATGTCAAGATAGCTTGCCATGCTTTTAGATTACCAATACAATCTCTATCCCTAAACGGCCTAGGTGAATGAAACCACATGTCACTCATGTGTAGGATAACTCCGATAGATTATATTGAGATGTAATAAAATGAAAAAGTGGTTAATCATTCTTACCATTGTGTTTACATTCATTGGTATCGTGATGGTCTACTTTGACTGGGATAGAACCATACGTCTAGAGATGTCATCCATGGATGACCTGATCAACATGTACAGCATGAAGCCCAAGAGTGAGGCCAGGCGAATCGTGGCGGTCATCGACTGTGATGACGGCGTGAACAACGGCGCCGTGTGCAACAAAACTCTCAAGTCTATCCTGGACCAGAGCATCCGGCTTCACGACATAGCTGTCCAGACCAACACTCCCGGGAAGATCGATCAAGACCTCTTGAGGGTAGTATCCATTCACAAACCCGGCACAGAGTTAGTCCGCGAAATGGAACGCGACACTATCGTTCTCAAACTCAAGAATGGCAAGGAGTACCCATTCGACTACGTTGAGAACCAACTCGAACTAAAAAAGAGGAGAGGCTACTGATAGCTCTTTACGGTCTCATTACCGATACGGTAATGAATCTAGAAGGTTGGGGTGAACTTCCAACCAAGTTTATCGAAAAGATTCTTACAGATGGTGTCGTGGAAGAGCTTCCTGTCCACTGTCTTGAGAATGGTGAAGTTTTCGATCTTGCATGGATGGCCGTGCCTCCTGAGAAGTTGGAATAGGAGGTATTGAACGTTCATGAAGTTCTTTCTATCCAGCTCCTCAGATTTGTCTTTGCCGTGTATGTCGTCATAAAGAGATACCAGCTCCTTGAAGTCGTCAATGAGGCGATCTTCGATGTGGCTGATGTCGTCTACGCGTTTGTTGGTCAGTGTAAAGTAGATAAGATTGACGTTCTCATAATGTTTGGTATACCTCAGTTCCTTTAGGAACATCATGATGTGGTTGCGTGTGATTTTGGAGTACCTAATGTGATTGGGTACAGGGGAGCCATCATCATTGGTCCCTGGTATGAGAAGTCTGTAGGCTATGAATTTGGCATCTAGGTCTTGATATAATTTGTCTGGGATTTTGCAGTTCTGTTTACCTTGGTACTGTTTAATACAGTCCTGGAAGTGGAGGACTCTATTGTAGATAAACTTACCTACTATGTTGACACGGGTGTAGTCCCTGTGTGTGATGCCAGTCTCGATTGCGTACTGTTGGGTAGAGCAATTGAGGCAGGTCTTCCTGTTGAAGTCGTCGATCTCAAATCTATCGTCGTCGGTGTTTTCGCATGATGGACAATATGAAACTAAGTCTATGTTGTCTACCTTCTCAGGGTTGGCAGGTATGTCGAGGTCGGTCCATTCCTTCGACTTGGCCATTTGCCTGACTATTTGTAGGAAGCCGATGATGAGATCGTTCTTCCTCCTCAGGATTGGTAGGTTGTCTTCTTTGATGTGGGAGATGGGTTTTTTGAGGATTGCTGTGTATTCGTCAATGAGCGCGTGGGTGCGCGCAAAGAAGAGCGCATGTGACGTCTTATTTTCATGGATAATGGCCTTCCTCATGACCTGTAATTCCTCGTAGACGCTAGGGTCCAAGTGGTGCGAGGTGTCTAACAGCAGAGTGTCTAGGAGCTGTATCTTCTCCTCGTTGACGATTTCTTCCTTCTCCATACGCTTCAGGACAGCGGAGTTGAGGGATAAGATATTTATTGACATCTTTTCATAACCCTGAACTGTTGTTTATCTCATTACAAGATCTGTGCGATGTCGCTAGGCCAGTCCCAGAACCATATAAGACCTAGTCATCTGAGACATCAATAGGTTCTGCTAGGTCTGATTCTCCCTAGTAATGGTCTGATTCTCCCTAGTAAGTGCTTGAAAAGCTGTTGTCATTTTCTAGTTCTGAAGCAGTGCCTCCAGTCTGGGGCGTATATCGCTCTCCAGTTCCTTATCTTCCCACGACCTGCGTTCCGTAAACTCGAAGGCCTTGATGTTGATGCAGTTATCGGGTTGGGCCGAGTACACCTCGGGATGATCGTCGATAATGTACGTCCTATCCATGTCAAAGTTGAGGAGCTCAAACTCATCCTTTAAGAGGCTGAGTGCCTTCTGTGTGTCCTGGAGGCGTCTGGATTTCTTGCAGTGGTAAGAAAAGAGGACGTAATCGAGTCTGCGCTCGGGATGACCCTTGAGAATGAATTCGTCGATAATGAACAGAGCGTAGGATTTGGAAGCAGCAGTCCACACACTCACGTTGAAATTCTCAAACAAGAAGTCTAGGAACTCCTGAAGACCTGGGCGCTCAAATACCTTGTAAACACCTTCCATGTTTTCCCACCTGAATTGTTTCATCCTTGGTTTGAAGATAGGCTTCTCTTCATGTTTGGCTAGTGAACATATGAGGGTGTTGTCTAGGTCAAGTAGGATGTTGATCCGGTTTGGCGTCTTGTGACGGCCAGCGATTGTCGTTACCTCATACATCTTTTTTTATAGGGTAGATAAGATCCTAACCCGCTAATGGTGTGTGCCTCTGATATATTTTCTGAATAAGTAGTAAAAAATGTTAATTAAACTTTTTGTATTTATTTTAGTGACCATCCTGTTGCTGGCGTCTATTTACACCGTGTCATGTGAACAGGAAAAAATGGCCAAACTGGAGATGCTTAGCGCAACTCGCGAGCAGTTAGGGGACGCGGAGCAGGCTGTGCTGGAGTGTAACTCGGCTGTGCAGAAGATAGAAGCCGAGATAGCCTTACTTAGAGATCGGATTGTTCAAAAAAAAGTCACCGAACTTAGGGCCTGTAAGGTTAGATTCGATGCCAAGATTGATGCTTACAAAGCAGCATACAAAACCGCTAACGATGGACGTGAGGCCACGCAGTCTCATATTGACGCCTTGAAGCGTGGGTTGGGTATAGGTGGGGGTTTATAATCCAGTTAACCGAGGAAAATGACCCATGACCTATCAGGCTTATAAATGATCTCATGAGGTGAGGATGGAGGACCCGGAACAGGCAGCGTCCTCAGAAGGAACCATATACCATCTCTAACCCCGTAGGGTTAGAGAAACTTTACAAAACCATCATTGACAGGCATACTTGAATAAAGACCTCTAGCGATTATCCTACAAATTTAAAAAGATGTCTCAATCTCAGATCAAACCAAGGCGTCCTGTCGCCAACGTAATACCTATGACGCAACGCCAGCGGAACCAGCAACGCCAAGCAGATGGACCAATGACCGTTGAGGAATGCAAGAACTACATCAACCAGAAGATCATCCCAAACTCTAGGTATCAACGCATCGAACAGGATACAGCGGGAGACATTGACCAGTTCAATGCCTCAAGAGTTCGCGAAGACCTGAAGTCCAAACCCGAACCATCTTTTGCCTCAAACCTTTTTGAGAACAAGCGAGTCATCCCTCCCAACAAGATCTGGCACAAGAACAGGAACTTAGACTCGCGAGCAGTAGCCAACACGTTCAAGTACATCTTCCACAAGTTCAAGAAAGGCATCTTCATACGCATCGCAGACAACAAGCTCCAGACATTCCTCCCCTTCGAAAACGCACACTACAAAAACGAATTCGGACACATTCTCAAAGTAGATCCCAAGTACGGCTCTGTCCAGGACTTCTTGGACCATATCTCCAAACTGTTAGGTTACAGATCAAGCAGACAGAACATCAAACCATTTGATGAGTGGGTTGCCAACAACTCCCTAGTCAGATATGAGGTGGAGCAGGACACGTCCGTGGCTGCTGCGTCTGGCAACAATAAGGTTACACTGCTCGATATGTTTAAAACACTATGTGAGGAGCGAGACGTGCCAGATATTGAGTTCTTTCTCAATAGACGAGACCACCCCCAAATGAAGGTGGACAATACAGAATCATACAATCATATCTGGGGGACTAAACATCAACCACTCGTTTCCCATCAATACGACAAGTATACCCCAATCCTCTCAGGATCGTCTACCAAGATGCACGCCGACATTCCATTCCCCACGTACGAGGACTGGGCCCGAGCGACATATCAGAAGACAGGGCTCGTATTCCCTAACGC